ATTTACTAGAGCAATACCGTTCTCGGTACAGATTGAATTGACTGAATCAAAGATGTTTTGAAAGATGAAATTATCCAAAACATTATCACTTAATACAGGATAGGCATCAACTAATAGTTGAGCCTTTTTCCTAACATCTTCTGGCAGAAATTTTAGATTTAGTTCAGTGCGTACATGATGCAAATTGAATTCAGGTGAGAAAGATTCGTTTATATTATGCCATCTGCTAGGCTCGCTATAGCAGAATACTATCTGATCAAACGTTGAATAATGTTTCAGAAACTTCTTATAGGAATACCACGACGAAGTACCAGAAGAAGCGAACGATTCTACCTTAAGACCTGAGATTTTTTCTAACCACAGTGCCCAGGGCATTCTTTCCAATTCTTCATCTATTAGTTCTGCTGGATTTGTATCAGCAAAACTATCACCGAATACTCCTATCATAGTTCCATCACTTGATATGAGTGAAGCCTGCCTTGATAAGCTTCATGTATGCGTCTTGAATAACGAGAACCTGGTGTGTAGCGTCTTCTACTGCCTTGTGAGTAGTCTTGGATCCATACTTCTTGTCCTTAAGACTCACACCCGCAATGTCATAGATCGTGCGGCAGTCACGAACATTCCAGAACTGCCAAGGAGCCTGCATACCAAGCTCTCTGAAACTATTCTCTGCGATGATGATATCAAATACAGAACCGTTAGCCCATACCTTATCGGCATTCCAGCAGAACTTGTAAAGCTTTTCCATTGCTTCACGATAAGGGATACGGTCATGGTCGCCCATTGCTTCATTAATCGCTTCGGGGCTTTGCTGACTCCACCAATCCATAGTAGCGTCATTAATAGTGCGATTATAAATCTCGGTCTGTTCTTCCATCGTAGGACGAAGATCAAGAGTATCAATGACTCCCATACCTCGTGGATCAAACTTTACGGCGCCGATTGTCAATATTACCGTAGTAGGGGCAGTATCAAGTGTTTCCATGTCTATCATGCAATGCATTATTTATCTCCAATTGGCATAAATATAATATAGGAATAAAATTATGTTTATGCAGAATAAGTATTTCAAGCACTATTTTTACATCATTAATCGGGCCAAGTCAAGAAAAATATTACCCGATATCAAAACTGAGAAGCACCATGTCATTCCACGTAGCCTAGGAGGAACCAATGACCCTGATAACATCGTTGTTCTAACAGCACGAGAACATTTCATTTGTCATCGGTTATTACCCAAATTCACTAAAGACAAAAGCCGAACCAAAATGTTGTATGCCATATGGAAGATGTGCCATTCAACTAAAGATAGAAAAGATAGCTTTAAATTGACAGCTAGGACATATTCAACTATCAAAGAAGAAATGCGGAACAGTAGAACTTCCGAAGATTTCACACCCGAATGGCGTGCTAAGATATCTGCTTCGGCAAAAGGAAGAACGCCATGGAATAAAGGTATTCTAAGAACAGAGGAGGAAAAAATCAAAATTAAAGAAGGTATGGCTAGAAAAAGATCCGATCCAAATGCATATAAACAACCTCCGTGTTCTAAAGAAAAAGCTGAAAAAATTAAACTAGCTAATACGGGGAAAAAATGGGTACACGATGGTAAAGGTAATCGGTTGAACGTTTCACCCGAAGACTATGATACACTTATACGTAATGGATGGTTGCCGGGTCTAGGGAAAAGAAAGGTTACGGTTACTAAATGTGTTCATTGTAATAAAGAAGTTGATCTAGCTAATTTCAGAAAGTGGCACGGAGACAAATGTAGCTCTAAATGTTAGAACTCCAAATGTTATCTACTTTTTTCACATCTTCTAATATATCACCGTTTAGGTAATTATACAAGAGCATTGGGCGAGGTTCATGAAAATAATTTGGCATACTACTGTGTAGTAACCTGCAATTATAAATCAACACACTACCCCTGGGCATATCTCTCTGTTCACAACAATCGTAGAAATACTTGTTGTATGCGCCACCATAGCACATATTGATATCCCAGTCTCTGACATGACTGCCTGGCACGAATCCAGTTGATCCTTGCTCAGGACTTGTGTCTTGTAATGATACAATACATTGCACCCCTAACAATCGCTCATCTTCATTCCACTGTTCAAATCTATGCGGAGTATCAACGTGGGGGTTCACCCACTTACTATCTCCGTTGATAGTAACAACATCACTAGCATACCAAATAGCATTATCAAGTTCCTCACTTATACGAGGCATTAGTATATCATTGATTGCTATGACTTCTGGCCAATCCATAGTCATTTGACTCCACCAAACACTAATGTCGGGTAGATTCTTAATTGCATCCTTCTCTGCATAATGTTTATCTGCACTACTTGCACGAACCGGATACAGTGTATCTAGCTTGCTGTTGATTCCGTCAATAAGATCATCTGGAATGACATTCTCTAAAAAGATATATCCCGGACCTTCTGTTAGATCAGTCATCTACTCTATACCTTATAGTAGAAATCATGTCTTCAAAATCTACGCTAGGTAGCTTGATTGCTAGCGTGGTTCTTTCTCTAGGACCGTTCTGGCAATAGTGAGGGATATTAGAATTCAACAATGCATTAGTATAGTGATATTCTTTATCTTCAATGACAAGAGGTGCAGGGTCGTCCAACTCATCTAACACAAAGTTCAATGAACAAATATAGTCTGTATGTAATGGAAGCAATTCGTTAGGTGCTAACCAATAGAATACAGGTCTATAAATTTCAATTCCAAAATCCTGCATGATCTTGTCAATATACGGCTCTTGAATAGTTAGGTTCTCTTTAAGCTGCGGGAAAAGAGTGTTCCTGGTGAACACAGTTTCAGCCTGCTCTTTTGCCCTTGCAGCACACTCTAATAATATCTGTTTGTCAAACGGATATGACAATTTTACTAGTGGAGGAATCATTCGCATAACTTCCAGTGTACATATGTTTTTTCATCTAGTACGATAAATCCAGACACTTTGAACCACGGACCTAGATATCTAGGTTCTTTATAATGCGTTCTGCACCACGTTTCTAGTTTACTATCACCCTGTCTAAGTCTGTCAACTCCACGAACAGGAATGCGAATGAACACTCGTTCTTCAAATTCGCCGGCGCCGATTGGTACAGGTACCTGCTTTCTAATTTTCTGTTGCTGTGGAACAGCATCTACTATTTCGTATTCTATGGGAGTCAGCCCCATCGTAGATTGAACCATGTGTAATGTCTTTCGTATCTAAATTTAAAACGCAAATAATTGCCACTGTACATCCATCTACAATGTTTCTCGCAATTATCTAGCTTTTCATACATCCATTCTAGTATTTCATAGTATCTGTTAATTGTGTCAGGAGGGTCTGCAACATAAATGACTTTTTCATACCAGCCCTTACTAGTTTCTTCCCAGCCCCTGCGATGATCGTACCAATTACTTTTTACAGCCACCTTAATTTAAACCAATTCGCTGCTTCTTCTGTCTCAAACATGTAGGAATATACATAATCATCTATGTAGCTCACATCGGACACATCAGTTTTAATAACACCGACGAATTCATCATTGTCTTGACACCAAAGCAAGACTTGATCATGGTCTATTGGTTTACTGTCTCCGATGTTTACAGTGTATGGATCTCGTTTCATCTATTCCTCAACAAGAAAATTAGGTATTTGTGTTCGTCAATTAATTCAAATGACCTATCATACCATCCCAGTATGCGAATTCCAAATTCAGGTTCGGAAATTTGATTACAGTAATCGTTTGAAATACCAATCTGTCGCCAATCATATGCCTTGCCAATCAAGTGATCAGTCCAGGATTCAAACAATTCTTCATCCATGTGAAAATAGCGATCCATTAATATCCTCCTGCACTAAGCAATTCCTTAACCTGCTCAACACCATCACTGTTGCGATGAAACTTTAGTGCCCACTGCTCAGGATTAATATAGTCAAGTACCATCTTCTGTTGAGTTACATCTAGTTGTTCAAGGAACTCAATTCCGCTAGTGCTTTGATATAGCATCCAAGGACTGATCTTTCCGTTGACAATCAAACTACAGATACGATTCTTGTTGCCATATCGCAAATAGTCTTTGCTCTGGATCTTTTCAGTTTTGGCATATTCAATCGTAGTTTCAATACTACGAGCAATAGCATCTAGTGGGTCTTCATGCTTGAGAAAGTCAATCAAGAATTTATCATAGTTGGTATCGCTGCACCAATTATCAATCTTGACATTATTCTTCAACAACCAATCAGCATAACGATTGACATTGATACACTTGATATCAACACAATAATGCCCGAACTTTACGAAAGCAATGTAATATGCTGACTTGGCAAAGTCTTGATAAGTCTTCTGCTTTTTGGTTGCAGTGTTTCTTTTATAGAACTCAAGCCACGACTGGAAGCCAATTCTATTGCCTGGCATATCACGATCTTGCCACCTGCGCTTTGTCTCGCACAGATGGCTTATCATGGTAGTCTCCTTCTGAAAATATCTATTACAGAATTCGCATTGGAATTCTGTCTTAGTTACCGAAGGCTTCTTCGTATTCTTTGATATCTTCGTCAGTAATAAGCTCACTTAACAACTCAATCTCATCAAACTTTAACTCAGGGAACTTATTAGCAATATACATCTTTTTCTTGTGACTGTCAACAAATACTTCGGTGATCAAGTTAAGATCACTGTCACTTGACTTAGGATATATCTTCTTATAGTAATCCTTGATTTCTTTACTCTTAGGGCTTTCTTTTAACTTACTTACTCGTTCACGAATATGCGGAATCCATTGATGGAATTGTTTACCAATGCCTGGACTAGCTGCACACAGCATCAACCATTGAAGCTTGGGATGCTTCTGCACACTTTCATTGAACAGATACTTGTTCGCATGATATTCGGTGCTTTGTAGATAGTACGACTGAACATCCTTGTTACCCTTAACTGCGCTGATCCAGTGAATCATCATGAAGGGTACAAACTTCTTTTGCTGTTCAGCCGTCAATCTATCATAGTAGCCATAGTCTTTCCTATCAATAGCCGCAAGTGCATCAAAAAGGTCAAACTCAACCTTCTCAAACTTTTCGTCACTTGATAGTTTTTCTTTAGCCATTATGACTTCAATGCTTCCATAGTAAGAATGTGTTCAACGGTTTGTCCAAGACTATCACCGTTCTGCACAACAGTCAATTCAGGACCGTCATTTTCTTTATAGCGATCCTGCTTGTAATGTTCAATAACATATCCGCCCGAAGCAGCATAAATGGTGAAACGAACACTAGACTTACCACTGATACTATTAGTGATAGCATAAGTGTCATAAGTGTCTACTGGTTCAGCCCTTGCTTCTTCCCAAGCAGCACGAACCCAATTATTGAACTTCTTTCTGAACCAACCCATCTTCTTCTCCTTCTTTATACCGGGACCATTGTATTTCGCAGGTGGCCTGGAACCAGGAATGGTAATCGTACCCGCTGTCTTATTATATTGTTTTATCCCAATGCTTCCAGAACCAGCCATTAGTCCTTCTCCACAAGCACAAGTCCATAATCAGAACCCTTACCTGTAGTAGAAAGTTCACCTAAATCATCAAGGTCTACACCATCATACTTTGCACCGGTTACAAGTTCCCAGCCGTCATAATCACTTACAATTAGTGTAAGCTTTGCCGGATCAAATGTTTCTGCTTCAACTTCATATGCCTGAAACAATCCCTTCTCAAAGCTCTGTCCAAGGTAATAAACATCGCCGTCACTAAGAGATTCGGTAGGATAAACTTCTTCTCCTACTTCCTGATCCATACCAAGTTCAGCAAACGCACCGAATGTCAGGTCATCATAAATGACAGTGCCATCATCATCCATCACTGTAATGTAGCAATAGTCAACCTCTGAGCCGCAACTATGTGCTAGATCATCACAGTCATACCAATCGCCGGGTTCAAAGGGACGAATATCTTCTAGAATCTCAATGTCGTTTTCTTCAAAGAATCCCCAGTCACCTGCGTAATCTTCAAAAGAGATATCGTTTTCTTCAACAAAGTCGTAAAACTCACGCTTGACAGTACCAAGTACAACTTCGCCTCCGCGACCATTAATCTCAATTCTATACTTCATGACTTCTTACCCTTCTTGCGCTTTTGCATAAAAGTTTCAACTTCAATGTTGGGGAACAATGTGCGAATAACACCCATAACATCGCCAGCAACATTCTTCTTTTTCTGCTTCTTGTAAGATTCCAAAACAGTACTCATGACATTCTCCTCAATATACCTGACTATAATCAACTATTTCACAATTTCTACTGACTTCTTTAATGAAATAAACGCATCTAGGCTTTTCCCCTTCATCAATTGGAACACTTAAGAATTGTCCGTTTTTAAGTCTTGGTGCATACCATGTTACTTCTGGATATATGTCTAAGATTTCAATAGATAGAAATGAGGGTGCAAACGATGTTAATGGGTTAAACTGAAAAGCATGAAAACCTCTGTCATTAAGACTTGATAGTGGCAATGCTTCTAAGTCACCATGCTCTTGTTCGCCAATCAATATCTGCCAGTCCATGGGCATCTAATGCCGGACTGTTAAATGATTCTAAGAAAATAAGAGGAATAAAATGATAATCTACATTAGCAGGAACACTGTTATCTAATATAGCAAACCTTAGATCATCTATCTCTTCGGGTAGAGTCTCAAGGTTATATGGCGTGTTATCTAAAGTTAATATTCGCATTTTAATATACTAGCACAATTAATCTTATCTGTCAAGATTTTAGTAATCCAATTTCTCCAAAGCGAAAGGATAATTCGCCTCTTTGTAATAAGCTTTTCTTTGAGTGAGGTGTCGTTTAGCAAACTTACAAGTTGAAGTGATATCCCAAATCTGAACAAAGTCCTTATCTTCTGCTTTACGAATGCCACGACCTATTGATTGAATAACTCTGACAAACGATTTACCAGGCTCAATAAGTACCAGATTAAAGATACGTGGAATATTAATACCGACAGCCGCGATGCCGTACGTAGCGATAATAATCTTGTCATTACTCGTCGCAACTTCGTCATATTCTTCCTTTCGTTCTGTCAACTTTGTAGAACCATTAACAAACACTGCTCCGTCAATGCGGTTGATCAACTCTTTACCCGCATTAACTCTGTCAACAAGCACGAGGGTGTTTCCAGTATCAGCAATACTTGTTATCAGGCTAGCAATCTTATCTAGTCTTTTCTCATCCTCTAATAGGTGCTTCAACTCGCTTTGATAGTTAGTGAACTCTTTATTATCTTTCATTTGTACGATGTTAACATGACATTGTGCAAGCACGCCGCGATCTTGTAATTCACTAGCACTTAGTTTACCAATAACAGGGCCAAGTGACACGAGCAGTGATACACGATCCATTTCAGCCTTGGGAATAGTTCCTGTCAGTCCCCAACGAATAGGAATATTACTGAACACACCAGTAAGCATTGTCTTAAGCACATTAGCCTTAGCCATATGTACCTCGTCAACAATAACACAGGCGATATCTTCAAAGAAGAATTCATCCAGATTTTCTTCACCTATGTCAGCAGTGTTCTTGAATAGATTGTTCAAGCTTTGCCATGTGCAGATAGTATGTGTCTTGCCATACTCTTTACGATCACCAAAGTATACGCCTACATCAAGACCTAGATTAACGAAATCCGCTTCTGTCTGTACTACTAGACTCTTGTTAGGAACGATTACAAGACTGCGGCCATACTTTTCTACGCTCTTAGAGAGTGCAGCAGTCATTAGTGTCTTGCCAGCACCCGTAGCGAGGGTTAGCTAAGAAGTTGTTGACGATTTCTACCTGATAGTCACGAAGCATAATTGGTTGGCCCGCCATTGGATGCTTTTCAGGCCAAACTGTATCGCTAAAGCTATCTTCACGAATAAGGTCAAATTCCAACTTACCATGATTGATTCTGTTATCAACCAACTCAATGTCATAATGCTTATCATAAAGATATGTTATAACATCTTCCAAGAGGTTCAAATAGGTACTGCCGGCAAGACTAAAGTAACTGATCTTGCCGTTCCATCGTCCAAGACGAACAGCCGGGAGATATCTCGCACCCGGCTGCTCATATTCAAACTTTTTCATTAGGGCTCGTCTATCGGACAACTCTAAGTTGTGGATTTTAACGTTAACCTCATCCCTTATTTCTATTTTTACTGTTTCTGGCACTGTGTTTTCCTACTATACCTTCCTGTTTTGCTTTTGATTATTGCCATTGCCGCTGCAACTTCATTTTCAATAGCATTTATTATTTCCTGTTCGGTTCCGGCCATTTTACCTGCTCTGCAAGACCAAACACCTTCAGTATATGATTTTTTAACCCTAGCATTGTAAGTCATATTGTCATATGTAAGAGCGTTTTCACGACAAAAGGCTTTAAGATTATTAGTAAAGAATACTTCCCCCGTAGAGTGATTTACGCAGGTGAACTCTTTGCATTTACTTTTTGCTCTCTTTGCTATCCATTCGGGGTCTCTAGGGAAACTGAGGGACATTTTGCGTTTAGTTTCTTCGCTATGTGGACCTAGTGATTGACCTTTTCTTGCATTGCTTATCTTTTTATTATGTTCTATTCGTTGTTCTTCGGTTAGAGTAGCCCAATAATGTCTTCCACCTTCTCCACCTTGGCTAATATTATAGCCGATTGAATCGTCAGTAGAGTGGAAATAAGAAATCCAGTATATCTCTCGTTTGCTGACTATATTATCATCACATTCTTCTAATATAGTTTTAGTAAAGTTATGCTTTCCATATTTTTTAATAGCAGATGCAATCT